ATATAGTGTAAGGTTTTTTTATATTACATTCGCTGGGCTCTTGGCGAATGGGGTAGTGTTTAATGGAAATCGCTTGTTGCGATTTCCTTATATAATATTATATTAGTGGTGGTTTTTTATGTCTGCTAGACCTGGTGATGCCCATCATACTAGGGCTTTGAGTGCCCAGCATAAGGATGATTTCCTTAAGGCTTTAGGGTCTGGTATGACGGTGGCTGATGCTTGTAAGGTGGCTGGGGTTAAGTCTGACACGGTCAAGTATTGGACTAAGACTGATAAAAAATTTCGCGAACTTTTGGATGATGCACGTATCTCTAGGGATGAAGTGCGTTCTGGTAAGAAGTCTGCTGAAAAGTTTGATATAACGTTTAAAGAGTTTTCTGAGCAGTATTTAGATATGAAGGTTTTTCCCCATCAGGAGAATTTTATTTCTTTGTTGGAAAAAGGGGAACCTGCCTGGTTGCATGATTCTATGGTTTATGAACCTGCTTCGCAGAATAGGGTGTTGATTAATATTCCACCTGAGCATGCTAAGTCTACTACTGTGACCATTAACTATTCAACTTATAGGATTGCGCTTAATCCTAATATTCGTATCATCATTGTGTCTAAGACTTTGTATAAGGCACGCGAGTTTGTGTACGCTATTAAGCAAAGACTGTCCCACCCTAGGTGGCAGAAACTGCAAACCATGTATGGTCCTGATGGTGGTTGGGAAGAGGACGCCGATACTTGGCGCACTGACACAGTGTACCTTGGTGCTGAGGCTAGGGACTCTTCTGAAAAGGACCCAACGATTCAAGCCTTGGGTATGGGTGGACAAATTTACGGTGCACGCGCCGATTTAATTATTCTTGACGACTGTATCACTGGTGCTAACGCCCATGAGTGGGAAAAGCAAATCAAGTGGTTACAGCAAGAAGTAATCACACGTTTGGGTAAGAACGGTAAACTTCTTATTGTTGGTACACGCATTGCATCTAATGACTTGTACCGTGAACTTCGCAATCCAGAACATTGGTCTGGGGGCAAAACCCCTTTCACCTATTTGGCTATGCCAGCAGTTCTTGAAATTGCGGATAAAAGTGACGACTGGGTGACGCTCTGGTCTCGAAGCGACCGTCCTTGGGACGGTGACGAGGACACCACACCTGATTCTGATGGATTATATCCTAAGTGGGATGGTCCTGCGCTTTACCAACGTCGCTCAGAAGTCACACCCCAAACTTGGGCTATGGTATACCAGCAACAAGATGTTGAACAGGATTCCATATTCCCACCTGTATGTGTACAAGGTTCAGTTAACGGTATGCGTAAAACAGGTCCTATACGTTTAGGTTTACCTGGGCATCCTGCTAACGGAAACTTCCGAATTGTTATGGGCATGGACCCTGCAATGTCTGGTGCCACAGCAGCCGTTATAGTTGCTGTAGACGTTGAAACAAAACAACGTTACATCCTTGACGCAGTGAACATGACCGAACCAACCCCAGCCAAAATCAGGGACTTGATTGAGGACTGGGCAATAAAATATCAACCTAACGTGATTGTTGTGGAGAAAAATGCGTTTCAGTTATTCCTTACGAAAGACGAAGCGATACGTGATTTTCTTGCTTCTCGTGGAATCGTATTTCGTGAGCACTTCACTGGTAACAACAAATGGGACGTCGATTTTGGGGTTGCATCGATGGCTCCTCTGTTTGGAACGTCTAGCGAAAACAAATTCGTTAGAAACTCCAACCTCATAGATTTACCTTCCACTACAAGTAGTGAAGGAATAAAGGCTTTAATAAACCAATTGATTGTCTGGAAACCAGACATGAAAAAAGGTCAACCATTTGACATGATAATGGCTTTATGGTTCTGCGAAATTGTGACCAGGGAATGGGTTGAAAGAAATAACTCAGGTCAAAAATATATGCAGTCCAGATGGCATTCAACTAAACAGTTGAACACAAGATATGTGGTAGACTTAGATGAAGCGTTCGCTGAACAGCAACAAGAAACATACTACGGATAGGAAACAATAATGAAACCTAAAAAGAAAACTTCACCAAAAGTAATACCTGTAATCCCACCAATTGTTGGTGCTATTGCTGGTGTTGCTGGAAGAGCAGCCGCACGTGGTGCTGCTAAACAAGTAGCAAAAAATATTGTTAAACGTAAAGCAACAGGTATCAAAGACGCTAAAGGTCTTTCTAAAATGCAAAAGGCTTTAAGTGGTTCAAAGGGACCTAAAAGAACTACACCTGCTAGCAAACCAACATCACAACTTGAAAGAAACATTGGTAGAACTTCAGCATTAAGAAGAAAGTTCCCAGAAAAGTATAACCCACCTGTAAAAAAAAAAGTAAGTAGCCCTGATTCACCGTTCTTAAAGTTTGTTGAACCTGGTAAAAGAAACACCAAAACAATTCAACAAGCACTAAAACGTGCTGAACAAGGACAAAAGAAGTACGGTTCTCGTGGTGAAATCAATCTTGACTTCAAAAGAAATCAAAAATTTAAAAGAGGTAAGTAGTGTCATTAAACATAACACAGATAGCAAATAAAGTTGAGGCTCTAAAACGCCGTAACGCATCACGCGATGCACGCATGGGTGACGTTTTAGAAGTACGCCGAGGCAACCTTGTTAACGTGTTCCCTGAAATGTTCCCTGAAGGTGCAACAAAGGCTATGATTGCAAACTTCGTTGACGTTGCCGCACGCGACGTCAGCGAGGTACTAGCACCATTACCATCATTTAACTGCACATCAAGCAACATTAGTGACCGTGCCAAAAAATTTGCTGACACAAAAACACTTATCGCAAACAACTATGTACAATTCTCACGCCTACAAACACAAATGTATCAAGGCGCAGACTGGTACGGCACCTACGGTTTCCTACCAATCGTTGTTGAAGCAGACCAAGAAGCCAACATGCCACGTATTCGTGTGGAAAACCCTTTAGGTTCATACCCAGAATACGACAGATACGGCAGAGTCGTATCATTTACTAAACGTTACAGAAAAATTATTGCAGAACTACTAGCAGAATTCCCAGAATACGAATCAGAAATCCTCAACGGATACAAAATAGGTGAAATAGACCTATACAGTGAACTAGAAATGATTCGTTACGAAGACAAAGACGTAATCTTACTATACTTACCTAACAGAGGTAACCTTGTTTTAGCACAAAGTGACAACCCAATGGGTGAAGTCATGGTTCGTGTAGCAAGAAGACCAGGAATTGATGACGAACCACGCGGACAATTCGATGATGTACTATGGGTACAAATCGCACGCGCACGTTTTGCTCAATTAGCAATGGATGCTGCAGAGAAATCAATCAACGCACCACTTGCTGTACCAAATGATGTTCAAGAGTTCGCTTTTGGACCTGATGCAATACTTAGAACTGCTCAGCCGCAGAACATTCGCCGTGTAGGCTTAGAGGTTCCACCTGCTGCGTTCACAGAAGCAGCATTATTGCAACAAGAAATGCGAATGGGAGCACGTTACCCTGAAGGACGTTCAGGAAACATTGATGCATCCATCATTACAGGACAAGGTGTGCAAGCATTACTTGGTGCATTTGACACACAAGTAAAAACAGGGCAACAAATCCTTTCAGACACATTTGAAGATGTTATGCAACTGTGTTTTAAAATGGATGAAAGACTATTCCCTGGCACAAAGAAGATTTCAGCCACATCTGGTGGTGCAAAATTTGAATTAGACTATGATTCACGTAAAGATATTAACGGTGACTATGGTATTCAAGTACGTTACGGTTTAATGTCAGGACTTGACCCAAGCCGTGCACTAATATTCTCACTACAAGCACTAGGTGCAGACCTAGTATCAAGAGATTTTGTGATGCGCGAACTACCTTGGTCAATGAACGTAACAGGTGAACAACAAGAAATAGATGTTCAACGTATGCGTGACAACTTAAACACAGCAATGTCACAACTTGCTCAAGCAATACCACAAATGACAGCACAAGGACAAGACCCCTCAGACTTAGCAATGAAGATGGCTGCAGTTATTAAAGCACGCCAAAAAGGTACTGCAATAGAAACAGCAGTGAGCGAAGTATTCGCCCCTGTTGCACCTGAACCTGCAGCACCTACCCCACAAGTTGCTTCTGAGGTACCTCCAATGGCACCAGTTGAGCAAACCGTCCCCTCTGCTCCTGGACAAGCCGCCTCAGAAGCCCCTCAACCACAGCAAGCACCAGCAGGATTACAAGAACTACTTTCACAACTAGGACAATAAATGGCTAAAGAAGTTGTATCAGGTATTGGCAACAAGTCTAAAAGAACAGACCAAAACCCTTCAAAGCAAGCCATGCGTTACTATGCTGGTGGAAAATATGGTGAAGGTAAAGCAACATTAGACCAACAAAGAGGCGCACCAATGGCTGGTAAAGTTGCACAAGCCACACCAACACAAACAAAACAATCAATCTTTTCACAACTAACACCAATTACTGCACCAACTGAAAGACCAAACGAAGCACCAGAAGTTGGAATGCCATTTGGTGAGGGACCAGGACCAACAGAAGTTGGTTTAAACATTGCATCAGGCAGACCTGATAACCCACGTAAACAAGACTTGCAAAGACTAACACAATACTTACCAATGATTGAAAATGCAGCAAACCAAGAAGGCGCACCAATCACATTAAATAACTTTGTAAAATATTTACGGAGTTTATAATGCCTGGCGAAGTAACAAATTGGGCAGTAAATTTTTCAAAATACCTTGACGCATTCGGTTTTGACAACGGTGGTCTGGCTTGGGGACTAGCACACGCAGACGGTTTAACACCAGACGACCACCAAAACATTATAGATATTTTAACAAAGGAATACTCTGAATGAGTTTACTTAACGACTTCACTGACTTTATTGAAAGAAACTTTAATACCCCAGCCGAAGTTGCCCAACAAATTGATAAAAGAATTGAAACAGGCAAAGCATTACTTGGTGAAACTTTAGAATACGCAGCACCAGAAGGTACAAGAAGACGCAGCGTATTAAACAAAATGGCTCAAGTCTCACAAGCCGCAGGTGCTGGTCTGTCAACAGCAGCACTTCTTACAGATAAAGATAACCCTGCATACAAAGATGGGTTTCAAATATCTGACATTGCAGAAACATATCGTGGACCTGCACAACAAATTTCCCCATCACAAGCATTATTCGGTGCATCAGATATTGCACCATTTAATCTACCAAGACAAGCACTTAACGTAGCAGAAGATTTAGGTTTCAATGTCCCAACAGGTGGACGTAGAGACTTTGATATCTACAATGAAGAACAACGCCGTAAAGCATTTGATGAAGAACTAATAGGAAAATTTTCAACAGGTGCATCAGACTTCATGGTCTCATGGTATGCTGACCCATTTGTTGTTGGTGCCGAAGCAGGACTACTTGCTAAAGGTAAATACCTTACACCTAAAGTAAAAGTAGGTGATGTTGAAGATATTGCAAAAGCAACATCAACTAAAGGTGCTTCAGCATTCATTGACTTTGCTTTAAACACAGATGCAACAGGAATATTAAAACACCCATTTGCACAAAGGTCATCTAACCCTGACGCTGTTGCTGGAATCTTTGGTGATATCAACGTAGAAAACTATGGTATCAAAGCCAGACCAATTGCTGAAAACACTATGAAAGCAATGTTTGGTGACCCTGCTGCATTAAAGTTTTTAGAAAAAGAAGCAGCATCAATCAGTGATATTATTGACAGAGTTTCAAAACCAGCATTTAAAAGTTCAAAAGATAAAACAAAGTTTGGTATACAAGCATTAGCAGATTTACGTTATGACGGTGACGTTAACAAAATGCTTTTACAAGACAAAGAACTAGGTTTAAAATACGACGACATTCTTAAAGATGTTAAAACACGTAACGCTAGTTTAAGAAGCGTACTTAACCGTGTACAAGATAACATCATTGAATCACCGTTCCTTGGAACCAGGGCAATAACCCCATCACCTTCTTCTTTAGTTGAAAACGTTCGAGCAAAAATTGTTGAAACAAAAACTAAAACATTCCTTAACGACAGATTCACAGAAAAAATTGATGGTCTTGAATGGACTAACAAAGTTTTCAAATCAACAATCTTTGATTACCCTGTAAGAGTATTAGGTTGGTCAGGTTTACAACAACCTTCAGGTTGGATACCATTCAAAGGTATCGGCTCATCAGGTTCATCAGATGAACTAATAGCATTCATGGACAAAGTGCAACCTTGGAGAAACGCTAAAGGTACACAAGTTAAAAGAAACTTACTTAACCAATACCTTAGAGCACAAACAGATGCTGACAGAATTGTTATCATTACCAAGATTGAAAACCAAGCAGTTAAAGCAATCAACAAAGAACTTGGTCTTGACAGAAAACTAACACCTGACGAAGCAAACGAAGTATTTGCTAAAGGTATAAAAAAACCAGACGGTTCAGGTCCTGCAACAACTTTGTCAGACATAATTAAATGGGAACTAGACCAAAGAAGAAACAGTGTTTTAGAACACTATCGTACAAAACTTTTCGCATACAGTGATGGTGAATGGATATTCACTGACCCAACACTAAGTTCACAACTAGGCGACGCAATGCCAATGTTGGATATTAAACTGTATCAACAGTTTGCTAAAAGCGAATTAGCCACATTTACTTCTGGGCTTTACAAAGCAAAAAGTTTCCTTCAAGGAGCATACTTTGCATTTGATGCAGTATGGAGACCAGCAACATTACTACGTTTTGCTTACCCACAACGTAACGTAATTGAAGGTGAAATCCGTACAGCACTTTACAACAATAGTCTTTTAGAAATTGGTATGGGATTAGCCAAAGGTTCTAAGAATTTTGCTAATAACTTTTATCATGGTGTTGTTGGTAATCGTGTAGAGAAGTTTCTTTTAGCCAAAGAGTTAGGTTTACCTGCACCTAAAACAACATTAGGTTCTTGGAAGTCCATTGTTAAATGGCAGAAAAGTGATTTAGAAATTGTTAGAGCACAACACTCTAACGTTGAAAAAAAGTTAAACACAGCACAAAGTAAACTTTCTGAAATAATAGATACTAAAATAACATTACGTGAAGAACGAAAAACATTAAAACCTGTAGTTGATAAAGTAAAAAAAATCAATGAAGAACTTTATGAAATACGAACAGGCGATAAAGCAATTAATGTTAAAAAGTATAATGCTCTACTTCAAGAAAGAATTGATTTAGAAAATAAGATAATTGCTTTTAACAATAAGGCTAACCGTAAACAAAAAACTCTTGACAGTATTAAAGTTTTAGAAGCAGAAGTTAAAGAGTTAAGAAAAGAACTACAACCTTTAACAGAACAACTAACTAAACAACAAGAATTTTATGGTGAAGTATTAACTGCTGTTAATAAAGCACAACAAAAACTTGGTGGCAAAGCCAACAAATATACTCAAGGTAAAGAAGATATCATTGTTGGCGATTTAATTTTTAAAGGTTACAAGTCTGGTGCACTAGGTTCAATAGGACCAAAGTTAGTATCTGCTGCACAAAAGCAGAAAAAAGAAATACGTAACCCTTTAATGCAAAGCGAAAGATATACTTCTTACGGCTGGAAAACATTAAACCCAGATAACCCTAACTACTTTGCTTCCCTTTATGTTCAGGCTAGACAGTTCCGTGAAGCAGAAGTAACAAGAAGAATGTTACAAATTGACACTACTCTTGGTAAAAGACACGTAGCAAGTCAGTTAAATAAAATTAAAAAATGGTTCTTATCTGATGACCGTCAAGCCCAAATAGAGTTTCGTAACACTAAAGTTCAACGCCCACTTGTGGTTGATACTACTAAGAAGTTAACTAAAAAAGAACAAAAACAACTTGCTGTCAAACAAGAGAAAAGAAGTAAATCAAAGTACGATATAGATAACTATATTGCTACAAGATGGAACGAAGTTCAAACTT